ATCAATGGCGAGATCGTCAAGCTTAACATGCTTGAGGAACAGTCAACAGTATCACGCAGACGTACAGGTTCAGGCAGTAGCCCTAACTTCATCCACTCTCTGGATGCAGCAGCTATGACCAAGACCATCAATGCCTGTGTTAACCGTGGCATCCTAGACTTTGCTATGGTACATGACAGCTACGGCACACACAGTAGCCTGATGCCTATGATGTCTGACCTTATACGTCAGGAGTTTGTTAGGATGTACGAGCAGCATGATGTGTTGACTGAGTTAAGAGATCATGCTATACAAACTTTAGGTACAGAGGATGTCCCTCTGCCACCAGCACTAGGTGACTTAGACATACGCAAGGTACTACAGTCTGAATACTTCTTTGCTTAGTCTAAAGTTCCCCTATTGCCATTTAACCGAAAGCTTAAGGAGCTTACATATATGGAAACGAAACACATGAAGATACAAGGTTCAGCAATGTGGGCAAAAGTAATGGAGCCTGATACAAAGTTTGTGCCTGAAGGACAGTACACTATCAAGGTAGTGATGCCTGTCACAGAAGCAGCAGAATTGTGTGAACAACTAGACAGCTACGCAACCCAGAAGCTAGCTGAAGTTGTCAAGGAACAGCCGAAACTCAAAGCTGTCCTGTCCACTACTCCAGCCTACACCACTGAGTACGATGAAGATGGTAACGATACTGGTAACGTCACGTTCAACTGTAAACTCAAGGCAGTACAGGTACTACGTGATGGAACTAAACGAGTACAGAAACCCTTTGTCTGTGACTCAAAGGTTAAGCCTATCAACCCCGACACTCTAATCGGTAATGGTTCTAAGGTGATTGTTAAAGTACAGCCCAACCCTTACATGATGCCAGCTACTAAGACTGTTGGTGTATCCCTAAAGATGCTGGGTGTACAGGTCATTGACTTGGTAGAGTACGGTATGCCTACCACTAACCTCTTTGATGAAGAGGATGGTTACATTACCCAAGCAGTAGTGAAGGATGATAACCAAGAGATGTTCAATGATGTAGATGATACCGCTGATGCTAAAGACCAAGGGGACTTTTGAGGCAAGGGTCATCGAAGACCTTAACGAGCGTGGCGTTTCATACCAGTACGAGCCAGACAAGATGGCCTACTATGTGGAACGTCACTACATCCCTGACTTAGCAGTAGGTAATATGATCGTAGAGCTTAAGGGTTATCTTAGACAGGATAGCCAGCGCAAGATGAAGTCAATCAAGGCACAGTATCCCGACTTGGATATCCGCTTTGTATTTCAGAAGGCAAGCTCTACCATACAGGGTGCTAAGAAAAGAAAGGATGGGTCTAAGATGACCTGTGGTGAGTGGGCAGACCGACAAGGGTTTGTCTGGGCAGAGGGTACAATACCAGAGGAGTGGTTGTAATGAGTGTCATTGACACAGTAGAAGAGATTGTATCTGAGGTTGATCTACAGGCTGAGTTTACTAAGAACGGCCTGAGCTTCTCAGTTTACATGGATGACTTGGAGTTTCACGAAGCAGTAGACTATGATGACATGGCTTACATGATGTGCCAAGATGCTGACAAGTATCCTGATCCTGAACTAGCTAGGATTGCAGATGGGTTCCGCATGATGTCTACAATCTTAGAGGAAGAGTTGGATGCAAGAGGATAGTGAGTTCATCAGGCATGAAGCCTGTCCTCACTGTGGTAGTAGTGATGCCAATGCTTTATATAGCAACGGTAATCACTACTGCTTCTCTTGCCAGACACTAACCCCTGCTGATGGGCAGGAGATACAGGAGATGGTAATGCCGAAAGCAAATGCTAACTTCCTAGAGGTCACGCCCCAAGCTTTCGGTAAGCGTAGGATCAGCGAGGCTACATCTAAACACTGGAAGTATGGTGTGTCTGAGTATCATGGTAGTAAGGTACAAGTAGCCAACTACTATGACGATCACGGTACACTACAAGCACAGAAGGTACGCTTTCCAAACAAGGACTTCACCGTTATTGGTGACTTAAAGAAGGCTGGCCTGTATGGTCAGAACCTATGCCGTGATGGTGGTAAGATGATTACTATTGTCGAGGGTGAGCTTGATGCCCTGTCACTTAGCCAAGCCTTTGGTAACAAGTGGCCTGTCGTTAGCATACCCTCAGGCATAGACAGTGCTAAGAAAGCTATTGGACGTTCAATCGAATGGCTTAGTAAGTACGACAGCATCATCCTTATGTTTGATAATGATGAGGTAGGTCAGGCTGCTGCACTTGATGTAGCTTCTATCCTTCCACCCAACAAGGCTAAGATTGCCAAGCTTCCCCTCAAGGATGCTAGTGATATGCTACAGGCTGGACGGACAGAGGAACTAATCAATGCAGTGTGGGGTGCTAAGACATTCCGGCCTGATGGTATCGTGTCAGGCATAGACCTGTGGGATGTGGTTACATCAGTAGATGAACGTGCCTCTATCCCATACCCATACACCGGACTCAATGAGAAGGTGGGTGGTTGTCGTAAGGGTGAGATCGTTACCCTGACAGCAGGATCGGGCATTGGGAAGTCTCAGCTAGCACGTGAGCTAGCACACAGTCTCATTAAGAATGGTGAGACAGTAGGCTACATAGCACTAGAGGAGAACGTAAAGCGTACTGCACTAGGGCTTATGTCTATTGAGATGAACAGGTTGCTACACCTACAGAGTAACGAGGATGTATCAACAGAAGAGATGAAGGAAGCCTTTGATGCTACCGTAGGTTCAGGCAGGGTGTACCTGTATGACCACTGGGGTAGTACCGACAGTGACAACCTACTATCTAAGATACGCTATCTTGTACGTGGTTGTGGTTGTAACTTCATTGTCCTAGACCACATCAGTATCGTGGTGTCAGGGCTTGAGGGTGGTGATGAGAGGCGTATCATTGACAACACCATGACTAAGCTACGTGGTTTAGTTGAGGAGTTGAACTGTGGTATGATCCTGATCTCACACCTCAAGCGTCCATCAGGTGACAGAGGACATGAGGATGGCGCACAGACATCACTTGCCCAGCTACGTGGTAGTGCTGCTATTGGTCAGCTATCCGATATCGTTATCGGACTTGAGCGTAACCAGCAGGACAAGGACAACTCTAACATCAGTGATGTCAGGGTGCTAAAAAATAGATGGTCAGGAGATACAGGCATAGCCTGTCACTTGTCCTATTCAGCAGATACAGGAAGGATGACTGAGACATACTGGGACGATGAGGATGAGGTAGAAATAGACTTTTAACTAGTGCGGAGACACGGTATGAAATACATATGGGATATAGAAGCAGACAACTTACTTGATGAAGTAACTCAGGTATGGTGTCATGTCTTCAGAGATGTTGACACTGATGAGGTACACACCTTTGACCCAACACAGACGCAGGAAGCCTTGGACTTTATGGACAAAGCAAAGACACTCATTGGTCATAATATTACTGACTATGACCTGCGTGTGATAAAGAAACTACATGGCTACACCTACAAGGGTAAGGTCATTGATACGTTGGTATACTCTAGAACAGTATGGCCTGATGTAAAAGAGATTGACTTCAAGTTAAACAAGAGGGGTAACTTCCCTCAGAAACTAATAGGCAGTCACTCACTTAAGGCATGGGGCTACAGGCTAGGAGAATTAAAAGGTGATTTCAATAGTGGCAGCGAGAGCTTTGCAGCATATACCCCTGAGATGCTCGACTACTGCATCCAAGACACAGCAGTTACAAACAAACTGTATCATAAAATTATGGAGAAAAATTTTAGCCAATCGGCACTAGACCTAGAAGCTGAAATCCATACCCTACTACTACAACAACAAGAGCATGGCTTTGACTTCAATGTACAGGAAGCTCAGGCTCTTTACAGTAGGCTAGCACAACGTAGGTCTGACATTGAGGATGAGTTAGTCAGTACCTTTGAGCCTACTATCATTGAACTAAAAACAAAGACCAAGACTATTCCATTCAACCCCGCATCACGTATGCAGATTGCAGACAGACTAATGAAGCGTGGTTGGAAACCAAAGGCGTTTACTGACAGTGGTGAACCTAAGGTAGATGAGACTGTGCTGTCTGGTATTGATATGCCAGAGGCTAAGTTACTGAATGAATACCTACTGTTGAATAAACGCATAGGCCAACTAGCTACAGGTAAGCAAGCATGGCTGAAGATGGAGAAGGGTGGAAAAATTCATGGACGTGTCAATCATATGGGTGCTGTCACCTCTCGTTGTACTCATTCCAATCCTAACACAGCCCAGATACCTAGCGTTGGTGCGCCGTATGGCAAGGAGTGTAGAGAACTATTCATCTCTCCTAGCGGGTATAGTCTACTTGGTGCTGATGCTTCTGGTCTTGAGTTACGCTGTCTCGCTCATTATATGGCTGCTTATGACGATGGATCGTATGCTGATGTGGTCTTGAATGGTGACATTCATACTGCTAACCAGATGGCTGCTGGTCTTGAGTCACGTAATCAGGCTAAGACATTCATCTATGGATTTCTTTATGGTTCAGGTGATGAGAAGACAGGCAAGATCATAGGCAAGGGTGCGAAGGAAGGTAAGGCAATCAAGCAGAAGTTCTTGAAGAAACTACCAGCCCTCAAGTATCTTAAGGATGCAGTATCTAAGGCTGCTGATGAACGAGGCTGGGTCAAGGGATTGGATGGACGTATCATTCCTATCCGACACAGCCACGCTGCACTAAACACTCTACTACAGAGTGCTGGTGCTATAATCTGTAAGACATGGTATGTGTTTATCTCACGTGCCATTAAGAAAGCCAAGCTGGATGCACAGATTGTAGCGTTCATCCATGATGAAGTTCAAGTAGTAGTAAAGAAGGGACAGGAAGATGAGACAGGGCGAGTTATTCTTGAGTGTATGCGGGACGTTGAAAGACACTTCAACTTTAGATGTAGACTTGACAGTGAGTACAAGTACGGAAGTAACTGGGCAGACACCCACTAAGACTTGTAACCATTGTGATGTAGAGTTAAATGATAGTAACTGGTACGAGGGTTTTCAGAAGAACAGGCGTTATATGTGTAAGCCTTGTACTAGAGCCTACCAGATACCCATTGAACGTGCTAGGAACTTAATCAAGAAGATTAAGAAGGGAGCCTTAGCTAAGTTTGATGCTGTCAAAGAAGGTGATGTGTACATCATAACTAATACCGCTTGGCCTGATTGGGTTAAGATTGGTAAGGCTATCCTTGCTGAAGATAGGTTGAAAGATTATCAAACCTATTCCCCATTTAGAAACTACAAACTAGAACACAGTGTATTCTTTTCTGACAGAGCAGAAGCTGAACGTGAAGCTCATGTGATGGCTGAACTAATTGGAGAGAAGAAGAACGAGTGGTTTAACATCACAGTAAAGCAAGCAAAGGATATCATCAATGGACTTTGATTTTGTATGGAAGCTAATACTAACCTGTTCGTTTATGAGTGTTAGTATTTGTCTAAGCATTAAGTGGATTGTTGAGGCATACCTAGACTACATTCAGGTACAGACAGGGCTACATATCCTAAGGAAACATGAAAGAAAAGAGGAGATAGATGATGACCCTACTGCTTATTGATGGTGACATCATTGCTTACAAGGCTGCTGCATCTGCTGAGACACCCATCAATTGGGGTGATGGTCTGTGGTCACTACATGCCTTTGAGCCTGATGTCGAGGCACGACTAGAGGATCAGATACACAAGTTAATGGATGCTCCTGCTCAGGATTGTATCATTACACTAAGTGATAAGGCTAACTTCCGTAAGAATGTAGCACCCTACTACAAGGCTAATCGTAAAGATACACGTAAGCCTATGCTACTTGGCTGGGCTAGGGAATACCTTACATCTAAATACAATACAATTATGTACAGGAACTTGGAGGCTGATGATGTTCTTGGAATACTGGCTACTAAAAATCCAGATACTATTATCTGGTCTGAAGACAAAGACCTACTCACTATACCAGCAAAGCATTGGATTAATGGTGAACTGGTTACGATCACTGAAGAAGAAGCTCACTACAATTTCCTTTTCCAAACTCTGGTTGGGGACAGTACAGATAACTATAGCGGCTGTCCAACTGTTGGCCCCAAGACTGCTAATAAACTTTTATCATCTGGTTGTACGTGGGATACGGTGGTTGCTGCGTTTAAGAGTAAAGGTTTATCTGAAGACGTAGCACTAGAGAACGCAAGGCTAGCACGTATCCTACGTGATGGTGAGTACAACACAGAGACAGGAGAAGTAAAGCTATGGCAACCACCTTTGGCATCCCTCTAGGGCATGAGCAATATATGAAAGCTAAAGCAGAAGAGCTAGATAATAAAGATAAAGACATGGTTAATAGTCCTGCTCACTATGCAGAGGGTGAGATTGAAACCATTGATTACATAGTAGATGTACTAGGTGAGTATGAAGCTATTAGCTACTGTCATGGTAATCTTCTCAAGTATACAGGTTCACGCTTGTGGAAGAAGGGTAATCCTATTGAAGACGCTGAGAAAGCTGCATGGTATCTGGATAAGATGATTGAACTAATGAAGAAAACTAAAGGAGTGAACTGGTAATGATGAACTTCTATGAGTACCAGATTGGTGCATTGAAGACAGCCGTGTATCCTAAGAAGTATGCTGTATCCTATGCAGCCTTAGGTCTTGCTGAAGAGGCAGGTGAGGTGGCAGGTAAGATTGCTAAGATGATGCGTGATGGAATACCAATGCAGGATCAGAAGCAAGCTATTGCAGCAGAGATGGGTGATGTACTCTGGATGCTGGCTGCACTAGCACATGACTGTGGCTTATCACTACAGACTATTGCAGAGATGAACGTAGAGAAACTAAAGAAACGACAAGAAGCTAATACACTACACGGAGAGGGTGACAACAGATGAGTAGCAATTACCTACCAACAGACTACCAAACATTCATTGCTACTAGCAGGTATGCACGATGGCTAGAAGAAGAGAACAGGCGAGAGACATGGCCTGAGACAGTGCAGCGATACATCAACTACATTTCTACCACTGGTCTACCAGCTAAAGACCTAGAAGAAATTGAAGAAGCTATCATTAGCCTTGAGGTCATGCCTAGCATGAGAGCCTTGATGACAGCAGGTGTAGCAGCAGACCGTGACAACACCTGCATCTACAACTGTAGCTACTTACCAGTAGATCACATCCGTGCCTTTGATGAAGCTATGTTTATCCTACTGTGTGGTACAGGTGTAGGCTTCTCAGTAGAGCGTCAGTCTATTGCAAAGCTACCTGAAGTACCTGATGCACTAGACATTAGTGATGATGTCATTGCAGTTAAGGACAGCAAGGAAGGCTGGGCTAGGGCTTTGCATAAGCTACTGTCACACCTCTACTCAGGTGACATCCCTAAGTGGGACTTGTCTGCTATCCGTCCAGCAGGTGCTAGGCTTAAGACCTTTGGTGGTAGAGCTAGTGGGCCTGAGCCTCTTGATGACTTGTTTAAGTTTGTTGTGGCTAAGTTTAAGGGTGCAGCAGGACGTAAACTAACTAGCATTGAGTGTCACGACATCATGTGTAAGATCGGTGAGGTTGTAGTTGTGGGTGGTGTACGCCGTTCAGCTATGATTAGTCTGTCTAACCTCAGTGACGGACGCATGGCACATGCCAAGTCAGGTAGCTGGTGGGAGAACGAGGGTCAACGTGCGTTGGCTAATAACTCTGTAGCCTACACAGACAAGCCTGACATGGAAGGGTTCATGCGTGAGTGGTTATCCCTAGTAGAGTCTAAGTCTGGTGAGCGTGGCATCTTCTCACGTGTAGCAGCCGACAAGCACGTAGAGATGAATGGACGTAGAGAGACAGGACATGAGTGGGGAACCAACCCTTGTTCTGAGATTATCTTGAGGCCGTACCAATTCTGTAATCTAACAGAGGTTGTTGTTAGGCAGGGTGATGACTTAGAAAACTTACGGCGTAAGGTTCGACTGGCTACCATCCTTGGCACAGCACAGTCTACCTTCACTAAGATGCCGTACTTACGTAAGATTTGGCAGAAGAATACAGAAGAAGAACGTCTGCTTGGTGTATCACTAACAGGTATCATGGACAACTACTTACTATCTAAGACTGTTGATAGTAAAAAGTGGTTGAAAGAGTTGAAGGCACAGGCCATTGATGTCAACCGTATCTATGCTGACAAGCTTGGAGTACCTGCTTCTGCTGCTATCACCTGTGTTAAACCATCTGGTACTGTGTCGCAGCTAACTGATACTGCTTCTGGTATCCACGCAAGGCATAGTGAGTACTACATCCGTACTGTGAGGGGTGACAACAAAGACCCACTAACACAGTTTATGAAGGACAGTGGTATCCCTGCTGAACCATGTGTGATGAAGCCAGACTCTACCACAGTGTTTAGCTTCCCTACTAAGTCACCCTCAGGTGCTGTCACTCGTAACGATATGACTGCATTACAGCAGTTAGAACTATGGAAGAACTACGCACTACACTGGTGTGAACACAAACCATCTGTGACTATCACAGTCAAGGATGCAGAGTGGATGGCAGTAGGTGCGTGGGTCTATGAGAACTTTGACATATGTTCAGGTATCTCATTCCTACCACACAGTGACCACAGTTATGCACAGGCTCCCTATCAAGAGATTGACAAGGAACAGTACAAAGAACTTAAGAAGCAGATGCCTGAGTCTATTGACTGGGCTGCTCTATCCCTGTATGAGAAGGAAGATACTACATCTGGTAGTCAGACACTAGCCTGTACAGCAGGTGCATGTGAGTTGGTAGATATCTAAAGTACCCCTATTAGCGAAAGTTTGATAAATGAAAGTATTAGGTAATGATTTCAACATCACTGACGGACTATTAAATACGTTATTAGAACTGTATCCAAACAAACTTCCGCATAATCAAATTACCCCTGAGGAGCTTGGGTTCCTTAGGGGGCAACAGTCCGTGATACAGAAACTAGTTGAATTACAAAACCAAGATTATGAGGAATTTTAAATATGGGTGGAATGTTCAGACCTAAAATGCCAGCACCCCCACCACAGGTAGCACGTCCAGTTACAGCAGTACAGAAGACACCTGACTTGGAGATGGCTGACGAAGAAACCCCAGCAATGGGTATTAAGAAGAAGCAAAAGGGTAAGAAACAATTAAAAGTTACAACTGATACATCCTTACAAACAGGCAGTACTGGTTCGGGACTACAGATAGGGCAGGGATCATAACATGGGTGCTGTAAAGAAACCAATTAGAAAAATTGCACGTGCTGTAAAAAAGCAAGTTAAGAAAGCAAGCTATGCTGTACAGGGTGGTAAAGCAAAAGCACGTGGTACACCTAGTAAACCTGCTTCAGTTACTGCTGCACCATCTACAGCCGCAGCTAAACAACAAGAAGAAGAAGTAGCAACTACAGTAGAAACAGGTGCAGGTGTACAACGCCGCAGACGTAGGGGCAAGAAGGCTCTCGTTTTAGGTCAGGGTTCAGCACAGGTAGCTGGTGCTTCTGGTGGTACTGGTTTAAATATACCTAAGACTTAAGATCACAAGTGTTGATTATGAGGTACAATAAATGGAACAAGATGTAGGTACAGTAGCTAAACGCTACAGCCAACTAAATGGAGAGAGAGATACTTTCCTAGAAAGAGGCCGTGAGGCGGCGAGGCTTACTATTCCTACTCTTTTGCCTGAAGAGGGTCATAGTAGTTCATCTATCTATGCGACACCGTATCAGGGCATTGGAGCGAGGGGTGTAAACAACCTTGCATCTAAGCTTCTTCTCGCCCTACTACCACCTAACAGCCCATTCTTTAGGTTGACTATTGATGACTTTGATCTACAACAGATTGCAGGTGATAACCGTGGTCAGGTAGAAGAAGGTCTAGCACGTATTGAACGTGCGGCAATGCAAGAGATTGAAGGTAAGTCAATCCGTGTACCCACCTTTGAGGCACTAAAGCTGCTTATCGTTACTGGTAATGCGCTGGTATATATGCCAAAGGAAGGTGGGATGAAAGTATTTAGACCAGACCGTTATGTTGTTAAGCGTGACGCAATGGGCAAGGTACTAGAGATTATTACCAAAGAGACTATGGCTCCTCAGACACTACCTGATGAGGTACGTGAACAACTACCACCATCAGAAACACCAGTTAAGAGCCATGATCTATATACAAGAGTGACTCGCACACCCAAAGGCTTTGAGGTTATCCAAGAAGTATCTGGGATATTGCTTGAGTCTACTAAGGGTATGTTTAAGGAAGATCAAAACCCCTTCATCCCACTACGGTTTATTCGTATTGATGGTGAAGACTATGGGCGTGGCTTCATTGAGGAATACATTGGTGACCTACGCAGCCTAGAAGCTTTGACTAAAGCTATCGTACAGGGCAGCGCAGCTTCAGCAAAGGTGTTGTTTCTTGTACGTCCTAACGGTACTACAAAGACTAAAGACCTTTCTGCCGCACCTAACGGTGCGTTCCTACAGGGTGACAGTAATGATGTGTCTACCCTACAGGTACAGAAGGGTGGTGACTTCCGTGTAGCTCTTGAGACTATGCAGATGATTAACGACAGACTTGGTGCTGCCTTCCTACTTAACTCCTCTGTACAAAGATCAGCAGAGAGAGTGACAGCAGAAGAAGTACGCTTCATGGCACAGGAACTAGAGACAGCCCTTGGTGGTGTATACTCTATTCTGTCTCAGGAGTTCCAACTACCATTGATTAACCTACTTCTTAACTTGCTTCAGAAGCAGGGTAAGATGCCTAAGATGCCTAAGGATAGTGTCAAGCCTACAGTAGTAACAGGTATTGAAGCACTAGGCCGTGGGCAAGACTTGAACAAACTAGCTTCATTCTTACAGTATCTTCAGCCACTAGGCCCAGAAGTTATTGCTAATGAAATGAACCTAGGTGACTACATTGATAGACTAGCTGCATCACTTGGTATTGATACCTCTGGACTTATTAAGTCAGAAGAACAGAAGGCTCAGGAACAGATGATGCAACAGCAAATGATGCAACAACAGATGCTGGAACAGGCGGGGGCAGGTGCATTGCAGAAAGCAGCACCAGCAATTGCGGGAGCAGTTGACCCAGAACAAGTACAACAAGCTATGGAGCAAATGAGTTAAATGGCTGAAACCGTAAACACTTATCAAGAACCTGCTGCTGAATCTCAGGAGCATGTAAACGAAATGTTAGCTAAGGTAGAGGGAACTCAACAAGACCCTGAACGTCCTGAGTGGCTACCTGAGAAATTTAAATCAGTTGAGGAAATGGCTAAGGCATACTCTGCATTAGAGGGTAAGCTAGGCCAGCCTCAGCAGGAAGAACAAGAAGAAGTTGATGAAGACGTAACAAACCACAGTGCCTCTGAAGTATCAGAGGTTCTTGGTGCTAACGGCATTGACTTTGACGTACTACAGCAAGAGTACGCAGAACTGGGTGGACTGTCTGAGGATGCTTATGCAGCCTTGGAAGAAGCTGGGTTTCCTGAAGCTGTAGTAGATCAGTGGATTGCTGGGCAAGAAGCTATGTCCCAACAAGTACAATCTGAAATGCACTCCCTAGTAGGGGGTTCAGAACAGTATCAAGAACTAGTAGGCTGGGCAGCGGATGCTCTACCTGACAATGAAATTGATGCTTTTAATGCAACTATGGAAACGCAAGACCCTAACTTGATTAGGCTTGCTATTCAAGGTCTTAATGCACGGTATCGTTCTGAGGCTGCACCTAACCTTATTGAAGGTAGTACAGGCGCAGTATCCACAGGCGGGAAGTTCTCTAGTAATGCAGAATTAACTGCTGCTATGGGTGACCCTAGATACGCTAAAGACCCCGCCTACAGACAGCAGATTGCTGATAAGTTGGCACGGTCTAGTCTGTTCTAACATTGTTGCATGGGGTTGGGGGATATATTGCTTCCCCCTTCCTTCTAGTTACATTACGGTGTGCCTAGAAGGGATCACATCCCTAACACGAAGCTAAACATA